CAAGTGACGCGTCTAATTCTTTGTATTTATCATACGCGAAATTAACTGTCATATCTTGAATGCCACTGTCAGTAGAAGCATCCAAATCTATTGCCGATATATCCATAGGATATGCATTTTCTAATGTGCATCCAAATATCGGGAAATTCTTTTGATTGAGTTGTATAATTTGTATATCTGTTGCATAATCTTTTTTATAACCCATTCTATATCTATCAGGATCAACGATGCAACCTAACCAATCTGCGAAATATCTTCGAGCATACATATCGTTTGTTAAATAAAACGTCATAGCAACATCAGCATCAATATAATCATAAGGTATTTTCATTGATTGTTTACCTATTCTTTTATCGAGAGTTGATAAATTTCTACCAGGTATTTGTACTGATTTAGCTAACATTGATATATCACGTGGATCATTGAATAAATTTCCAATTCCTCCACCTGAAGCAAGAGTTCCTAATAATACTGAAGGATCTGTATTAAGAAGCGAAACCTTAGGAGCGGTCATCATAACTAAAAATCTATTAGTTTGAGCTAATCCACCCTTTTTGGATATCATTGCTTTCATTGTATCTATGTTCATTTTTATCCTGCGTATGCTTTACGTGAATATCTCCAAACTGTTTCTTTGGAAACTTTAGCAAACTGTTCAGTTGGTAAGAATATTGCTATTTCCCAATCAGTCATTGGAACTCTCACGAGATTAGTTTTAACTTTAGGCATTAAATAATGTCTATAGCATGGTTCGAATTCTTTATATTTCTTTGTACTTTGTAACAAATTATAACGTAATTTATTCAATCTTGATTTGTTTGTCATTTTTGCCGGAGATAACGACATAAGCTGATCTAAAAATCTAGCTCGGACAACAGGTGATAAGTAATGTAAATTAAGTCCATAAAAACCACCAGGTGCAGGTCCAACTACGATTGTAAGTGGAAATCTATCGTAATACGGTAATGTTTTCTTATGTTTTGGATCATAGAAATACATGTACATACTACCAATTGCACCAGTTTTGTTTAATTCTGCAACTGACGCATCTTCCATAGCCTCATCTTTCAGTACTCTTTGTGGAGATACTTTACCGAGAGCTCTAACTTTCTTTTGGAACCATTTTTTAGCCTCACCAGAATTTAATCTGATTTGACTACGTGATGCTCCCGCTTGTAATTGATCGAATAAACTTGCCATAGATCTATTTATATCATCCCTTTAGTAGTTTGATACCTAAATTCTTTAAAGTTTCTTCTGTCCATATCTGAAATTTCCATTCCTTTTGTTCAGCAAACTTTTGTGCAGCACCCCATTTATTTGTATTTGTAATATAGGTTGCCACTTCTTGAGCATATTTCTTTGTCTTTCTTTTAGGTTTTTTAGGTGGTTGAGTTTGTTTTTTAGGTTTTATTTCAACTAAAAAGACTTCATCATTCTCCATTACAATCAATAAATCGACATAATATCGATGTAAACGTCCATCTACATCTGACATATATGGAATAACGATCTCTTCTGAATTCCAACCTCTTACTCGCGGATTACTTTCACACCATTTAAAACATTGTCGTTCCCATAATGATCGATATACAATCGATTTAGGATCTCCAATGTACTTATCCGGATATTTTATTGTGTATTTGCCTTTGTAACTCATATAAATAGTACCATAGTTAATAATATAATTCTATTTATATAGGTAAAAATATGGCAAAACCAATATATTCATATCCTGAATCTTTGCGAGAAGCAGCAAATACCGCTTCACAACCGTATATGAGTTTTCAGCTGAAACACGATAATAATCCTAATAATATGGGTCAAATGGTATTTTTATATCTTCCAAAAGCACTTTCAGTCAGTGATGGAGCATCATATACTGGTGTGGATTTAGGTAGTGTTAAAGCACTAAGATCTTTAAAATCTGATGGACCACCTGGAAGTGGAACTCAATTAAGTGAATCAGATGTAGCAGCAAAATCAATTGAATTAGCTGGAAATATTGGTGGAACACTAGAAGCTGCAGCTACAGAATTAGGAATGAATAGAGGGGTTGCACTTAATCCATTTACAAATTTAGCATTTGAAGGTATGTCCCCAAGAACATTTCAATTCGAATTTCAATTTGTCTCAGAATCAAAAGAAGAAGCAGAAACAATTAAATGGATAGAAAATTGGTTCAGAAAAAATATGTATGCAGAAACAGCAGGGGTATTTTCTTTAAAATATCCACCAATGTTGCGTACACAATTCTGGGACGGAGAAAGTGAATCAGAATTTTTACCAATGATTATGGATTCTTTTATTACAGGTTTATCTGTGACATATAATGATAGTAATCAAATGTACCACGATGATGGTGCACCGGTAGAAACAAATCTTTCTCTTAGTATATCAGAAAGTAAAACTCTTACACGTAATGATTTATATGGTACTGGTCTTAAATATTATAGAAAGGGTAGAGATGGTATGCAATCCGACGCTACTGATACTGAATCAGATGTGAATGAAGGAATAAAACAAGATACAGATAAGAAAAAACAAGAAGAAAAAGATAAAAATAATACGACTCCGGGGACTCCATAATGGCATTTTTTAAATTATTTCCAACACAACAATATGATTTTAATCGCGATGGGGTGCTACAAAACGTTATTGATATCTATAGATCTGTAAGGCCTGAAGGTTATAAAGTTGACAATACAACCGTATATAAATTAGAAACCGTACAAAATGGTGAACGACCAGATAGAATGTCAGAAAGATTATATGGTACAACTGATTATTATTGGACATTTTTTGTAATCAATGAGTTTCTTCATGACGGTTTAGGTGTTTGGCCTATGTCCCAAGAAGATCTCCAAGAATATATGGCCATAGAATTTGAAGGATATGCTTTAAATACTAAAACATTTGTACCACTCGATAGAAATACTGATAATGCAATAACAGGATATCCTAACTCGTTATCGGGTAGATTTGTATTAGGCGAAACAATTACAGGTTCTATATCAGGTGCACAAGGAACATTAGTTAAAAAAGATTTAGATATGGGTCAACTTGTCATTCAAAATGTAACAAATGGAACAGCTGGTATAAATCCGATAACAGGAAACAATGATTCCTCTATTATTGGGGGTGGTTTTTTAGGAGATCCTGATCAGGCTTCAAATAGTACAGAATTATTGATAGGTGGAACGACGAATGATAGTGTTTCATCACACAGATCGTGGAAATATCGAATGGCACCACATCATTATTATAGTTTATCAGAATCCAATACAGATTCTTATGGTAATACATTATATGATGGAATAGATCCAAAAAATAGGCCAATTCAAATATCAGAGAATATTCCGGGAACAGAATCAATGAATAATGTAGATTATATAACGAATCAGGCATATATCGAAGGATTAAATTTTGATCGATCACAAATAAAAATCATATCACCAAAATATATTGAACAATTCGTAGAAGAATTCGAGAGACTCATCAATGCCTAAACATTCATCAATGATAGCGGGAGGAGGTTCTTCTGCTATATTACCAACGGCCTATACTGTCAATCAATGTATTTTGACCTCTAATTCCGGTAAAGAATATGATATCAAAGGATTGGTCGCAGAGATCGATATTGTAGAAGAATTAGAGGCAGAATCTATTTTGGTCACATTGGGTATAAGAGATGCAATCCAATTTTTAGAGAACGCACTGATAACTGGTAACGAAAAGATTTTTTTAAGTATTCAGCACACCACATTAGAAAAAAATAATAAAACGAAGAAAAAATTTGATCTTGATTTAAAAATTACTGAAGTAACCGGATTAGTACGACCAAAACCTGGTCTACAAATCTATCGAGTACTCTGTTTTAAAGAGCATATGTACAATGATGCGATAAAAAAATTAGTAAGACCATTCGAAGGATCATTGGGTTCTCTGATTGCCGACATATGTAAGAAAGATATGAAGGTAAAGAAGATCGGAAAGTTAAATACGGAAACCAAAGGGATTTTAAAGGGTATCTTTCCACGAATATCTCCGATTGATGCGATACAATGGTTAAAAAGAAACAGTTTCGACGGACAGACACCATTTTATTTTTACGATACGGCCGCAGAAGGAATAAAATTTGACAGTTATAAGAGTATGTGTGAAGAAGAAGTCCATAAAATTTATTTTCAGCGACCATTTCTTACCACAAAAATCGGTACGGACGAACATTATCAAGAAGTTTCGGAGCAGATTACAAGATTATCATCAGATATGAACAGTTCTCCGTTGGTCAATGTAAATAATGGAGCATATGGATCGACAATGCATACGTTGGATTACAGTAATAAAGAATATAATACGTTCTTCTATGATTATAATAATCAGAATCCGTGTAAATTAAATAAAAATAAACCATTTAGTGAGAATGCAGATATAGACGGGATAAAATATTCTCAGACAAGAGATTCTAAACACTATTTTATTTCATTGAACAAAAAATCCTACGAACTGGATAACTATCATAGCACCGCAACGCCTACATTATTGATCAGTGAAGCGGTCAAAGAGAATCTCACACAGATGGCACAAACAATTACAGTGGCCGGAGACTATACAATGACACCGGGTAAAAAAATAACGATCAATATACCGAAATCATTAGGTATCGATGCAACAGGATTAAAGGATATGTATCTAACGGGTGATTATATTGTACATCGAATACATCATACCTTTCGAGATGAGTATAATATGCAGATCGATTGTATCAAGGACAGTACCAATATAGATCTAGACGGAGAACCAATGTGATTTTTAAAAAAACGAAAGAAATAATGGGAAGGGTTTGGGATTTTTTTTCAAAATATATAAATGCATTTCTTTTTATTTGGACATATGAAAAAAAATTGAGCGTAAATCAGTATAGGGTAGTAGGGAAGAGACTGATCAAAACTAAGGCCTCGGCTGATCCGCGAAGGAGAAGCAAACCTGAGACCAAAAGAGGACATATAAAAGAATGAGACAGTATGATGAGTTTATAGGCGGTGAGTTCGTATGGTTCACTGGTGTAGTAGAAGATATCGTTGATTCAGAGAACCTCGGTCGAGTAAAGGTACGATGCTTTGGCTTTCATACAGAGGATAAAGGTATACTATCAACAGATAATCTACCATGGGCCACAGTTATGGGACCTACCACCTCGGCCGGCGTACAGGGTATAGGGTCCAACCATCGTTTAATGAGTGGTTCATGGGTGGTGGGCTTCTTTAGAGACGGACCCTCTGCGCAGGATCCTCTTATATTAGGCTCTATAGCATCTCAAACAGAGAAACTCAGGGACACCCAGGCTGGTTTTACCGGGTCTTATCCTACTCAGATCGGATTAGATATGCCCAGTCCGGCCCGGAACGAAGCGCATAACAAACATGTCTACGTTTCGCCGGCCAATAACATCATAGAGATAAACGATACAGATGGTGCAGAAGATATCATTGTAACACATCACACCGGAACATACTTCAGGCTGCACCCAGATGGCACGGTCGAGATTAATTCAAGTAATAATACTGTAAATATAGTAGGAAATACGAGTGTGACAGGGACTCTACGGGTCTCAGAAACAACTCATTCGGTTGGAGATGTTTCAACAGACGCCGGTAATGCACCTACACTGGCCACACATGTTCATGAAGAAGTACCGGGTACGGGTGGAGCGAGCAGTCCTACACCGGCCACAACCATGACATCAAAACCATACGGCGGTGGCAGTACAGTAACATACGATGAAGAGACCGGTGAGAAGACAATAACCTAGTATATTATAACACATATAATAGAAAAAGTACATAGTAAAGGATATAAATAGATCTATGAGTAGATTATCAGATAGCGCAGGACAATCATTAGTATCGAGAAAGAAAGGTTGGGCAGACCTTGATCTTAAACTAACCCCGCATCCTCGTAACGGAGACATAATACCTTTAAGAGATGAGAAGGCCATTAAGAACGCCGTTAAGAATCTATTACAAACCAATTTCTATGAGAGGCCTTTTCAGTCCACATTAGGGGCCAATCTAAGGGGATTACTATTTGAACCGAACGACGTTATAACACGTATAGCATTAAGAGAGAACATACGCGAAGTATTAATTAAGAACGAACCGCGAATTAGCTTGCAGGCCATATACGTCGAAGAAGCCTCCCAAGGGACAGCGTTTAGGATTACTGTTTTATTCCGGATAAAAGAATTTAATACAGACCAGAACGTAGAAATTGTTTTAAGGAGGCTCAGATAAAAATTTTTTTCCCCGGGCCGGAACACACCCAGGGTTGATTACATAAAGAGAGAATAACATGGCAACAAACTTAAAAGTAACAGAACTTGATTTTGATCAGATTAAATTGAATCTCAAGAA